TTTTCATTCTTATAACACTCCTAGACCCCTCCTTTTAATTTTTCATTATGATTCATTTATTTCCTTTTAATTTTTCATTCTTATAACACTCCTAGACCCCATTAAAAGGAGGGGTCATAGGGGAACGTAGTTCCCCTAGTTGTATTCATCATTAAATGGGTCCCCATCCATATAGTCTTCCCCTATATTTTCCATCCTTAATTCATCACTATCTATGAAATCCTGCGCCTCCTTTTCATCTAAAGCATCTTCCATAAGAATATCCATATCCGGATTGCCGCCATTAAGTCTCAAAGCATTTTGCATCTCAGCAATTTGCTGAGCAACCTCCTTATCGTGCTCATATGTTTCAGGGTCATATTGTTTTAGGCCTTTAGAAACACCTCGCTCCCAAACTCCAATTTTATTCGCTTTTTTAACCATATCAACCGCTCTTAGCTCATCAGTCATGTCTTTTAATCTATCAGTAAACGTGTATTTTTCAGCTTCTCTTAATTTAAATATAATATCTTCTATTTTTTCATAAGATTTATTAATAGTGGCCTTTGAACTGCTCATCATTGAAATATATGCGACTAATAATTTGGCAACTGATTCCTGTAATTTACTAACATCGCCTTCTATGTATTGATGTTCTGATTCCATATATCGCAATTGCTGGTCTACTAAAAAATCGGAACTATGTAGCGGCTCCTCAACATCCGGAATTTTCAGCATTTTACTAACTAATGATGGGTCTTTAGTCAAAGATATATATTCATTCAAAATTTGCAAAATATAATACTCAAATAATAGCGTGCTGGTTCTTTTATCAAAGACAGAATACATCTCCTTGTCACCAATTTTTATATTTGTTAAAGCAGGTGTTACTTCAGACAACAACAAAATGCATTCACACCTTTTCTGTATTTCAGCAACCACATTTTCAACGCTTACGTTCCCGAAAAACGGTAACAATGGCTCGTAAAACGATTCAACCGATTCCTTTAGGTCGCGGTTGTGACTCATAGTGAACCCCCAGTAATCAGGCGCGTCAAATGAATGTATTTCCTTTTTAATAATAATTTCAGGAAAAACAGTGGAAAAAAGGGAAATAAAGTTCTTGAAGAAATTAATATAATTATACATTCCATCATCCGAAATTTTCAGGGCGGCGTTTCTCGGGTTTACATCAAAATCCCAAACAGATAATTCGGTTACTGCCTTTGTGACACGTTTTAGCTCAGAGCCGCTAATTTTACTCTTTCGTTTAATAAATTCAAGCAAATCCTTGCGCATTGTTTCAATTGATTTTGCGAGGTAATTTTTAAATTTGGTCATTTCGTCAGTGTCCTCGTGAATAGACAAATCGTATGTGTCAAGGAGTGAAAGCAGATTTTGTTTAAGTGGCCCTGCAACAAATGGCTCGTTTTGTTCCTCAAATTTTGATAATAGGTACCTTAATGAACTCGGATAACTAGTGTTAGAAAACGATAAAGAAATATTTATAATATTATGACGGCTGACAATTTGGAATAATCTCAAAAACATTTCATTTGAATATTTTCGGTCATTGCGCTTCAATTTCTCTATTTTTTCCTTAATAGTGTCGCCTTTTGACAAAAAATCGGGCTTAGATTTGCAAATAGAGAGTAAATCCTCCGTTAAAGGTATGGTTGTTTGAAAATTACATAAATCAATGAATGCGCGATATATCGTTTCCTCGTCAAAATCATTGGCTACGGTCGGAAACAGCCGTTTTGTGTTTTCTTCACTTACAAATGTTGCAGCCTCTGTTAAAATCTGATAATCCTTCAATAATGCTCCCAAATCTTTCACAATCTTGTTATTTACATCAATATTCGCGTTTTCTTTAATGAAATATTGCAAGGAAGTTAATACAGACACACTGTTTTCATTACAGCACGCATTTATCATAAAAGGCTGCCCTGATGCCTTTAATAACATATCTTTGGTTTCCACAATTTTTTGGATATCTTCCTGAATTGCAAGAGAATATTTAATTATTTTTGATTGAATTACGAGCAACTTATCGTGTTGTTTAAGACTTCCTGTATGTATTTCCCGTTCCAATTCTTCCTTAAAGCCGTCGGTAATATTTTCAATATCTTTAATATGAAACCGTCTTAACGGAGGTAGGAACTGCACCCATTTAGTTAATGCGTGTTCTGACGGAATATCAGGTGCATCTACATTAAGAAGTAAATATTCAACCTTTTCTTTAAATTTTTGGTCTATTTCCGAATAAGGTAGCAAATATCGTATAGTAAATATCTTAATAGTGGCTGCAATCTTTTCTTCTTTTACCTTTGATAACACATTCCACGGCACTATATTGGGATTTCTGTGCTTGTAAGCAATACACGCCAAATAATTTAATCCTGAATCGTCGCCTTCGCCTTCAAATGGGAAACCGCTGAATGACCTAACACATCCTGGAAATGTTTTCCTGGTTTTTATAGAAGGAATGCTGGTTTGAATACTAATAAGGATAACACTAAGGGATAAATAGAGAAGAGTAGAACTATGGACTATCGTGTATTCAGGCAGCTTTTTGCCCTTTTTAATAGCTTCTTTTTCGCGTTCTCTATACGCCATTTCGCCTTCAATTACCTTTACATCTGTCATTAGCTCGGTAACAATTTTGACTATAAAATCGCGAGAATTATCCAAGTTTATACCCATAGTGTTTGAAATAAAAGAAACAATACCTGAGACCATTTCACCCTCAGGAGACAGTCTTTTTTTAACAGCAGCCAAATCCTTTTCCTTCTCTCCTTTACGTTTCTCTAAAATGGAATCAGTCTGGTCTTGTTCTATAATAGACCTACTTACGTTTTTGAAGCTGCCGGTAAATCCTTCGTCATTATCCAAATCAATCTCACATATAACTTCTCCACTATTAACATCAACCCACGCATCACCATTAGCGCTCTCCCTGCCAATTGTTTTAATAAGTGCTGATAAAGCGGCATCATATTTACCAGGATTTGTGGTAAATTTCTTTGCAAGCAAAAACCTGAATGTGGGTAACAACTTGGTATTTGTCTCATTACAATACATCCACCAGATATTCTCCATTTCGCCGTCATTTATGTTGACAATTTTAGAGTCACCTTGATAACAAAATTTGTTTACAAATAAAATAATATCGGTTTGTCTTTTAACAAAGTCGGATTGACCTACAATCATGTCAGCCAACTTTAAATAGGGTGACGTTATAATGGCTGCATTAGCCTCAGAAATTTGTAGTCCAACATTGTATTTAATTGTATTGTATTTATAAAATATGTCTTGTTTTATAAGCTGTAACTGAGTGAGAGAATTTTCATAATATAAGAGATGTTTTTTGATTTGTTCAGTAAGTTCATATTTTGAAATGTCATATTTACTGTCAAATTGACTCATTATATCCTTTAATGCATTGTTAATCATTGTATTCTTTGTCATTTCAGTTGATTCACATTTTCCATCTCTAGTTCCGTTGCTATTTCCGTTGCTATTTCCGTCGCCTTTTGAAGGCGTGGTATATAAACAATCTGTTTGAATATTACATAATATATCCTCATCTTGTATAAACCATTCAGGGTTAATATCTTCTGCTAAAATCCACTCATCGTTTTTCCGAATATAATATTCTAGGTTAGCGCGCGTGATATCTTGTTCAGCGATTTCCTCTTGTCTATTCTTTTTAAACACCGCATATTGTCCATCAATCACTTTTTTAGCCCGATTAACCAGTGTTTCGGCCATATAAGTAGCGGTTGGCTCATCCAGTTTATCCTTGCGTTTAAATTCTTCTGTTATAAATAACTCCAATTCATTGTCATCTAAGTGTGCACGTTCTGCCTTAAACTTTTTCTCAATAATCTCATAATCTGTCGTATCATAGTCTCTATCAAAATAAACGACTTTACCATTGTCAGACATCAATTTATCCATTGACAGATATTTTTTAGCTACAATATGCGAAGCGCATTTATTATTAGCTCGCGATGATTCAATGCGTTCCTTTAGTTTATCTTTATCAATGTTAAACAATGGGTTTAGGTCATTAGGATACATTAATGCCAAATTGGAAAAAATAACTGCTGTATTAAATAAATTGCCATAATCTGAAGTAATCATTTTTTTCAGAATTTCAGATGGAGATATATGCACATCTGATTTTTCAGATTTATTAATAGAAATATTAATAATATATGCGCCAAAAACGCTTCTTTTTATATCATAATTACTCTCTAATATTTCTATGATAGGATTGTTTATTGAAATACCTGATTTAATTGTTTTAATGACAGAGAATGACCTGCTATATTCTGCATATTTAGCGTTATATTCTCTAATTTTATCTTGGATAAATTGGCTCATTTCCTTGTAATTTACATACGTAAGGTCGCTAGGATATATTAGAAATGGTTCAATATATGATATTAAATCCACCATAGACAGCTTGCCTTTAATGTATTTTTTAACCAAATTAAATAATACGATGATTTTAGGTATAACAATTTTGAGAAACTTATTATATATTTCCACATTAGAAAGACCGGGTTTGAGACCTGCTATTCCTGTTTCAGACAGGTCTAACATATAATTTTTAATATTGTCTACAAAATTGGCATCAGTATAATCAATATCAGTATCTAATCCGCTAACTTTAACGTTTGAGACCTTTGTTTTCTGCTTTAAAAGCTGCCAATAGTTCAAAAAATGCATATTAAGATTTGCCTTGACTAAAATGCTTGAACCAGGTAAATTAACTTGTGAAAATCGGACAGCGGGTTCAGGCAATGTAAGAATAGATGTTATTGCAATATCGTCATTTCGTGTCAACTTGACTCTATATAAAGTTTCTTTTTTGCCTTTTAATCCATTGGATTCCATGCGGTCTAAACCTAAATTGTATTTTTGTATGATGAACTTGCGACTAGTTTCATTCCCTCTTGAAACTATGGTGGAATATAGCTCACCCAAATTATCAATAATTACATTTAAATCGGTCGCAACCTGGGCTTCAACGATAACACCATTACCGTTTACGGGATTAAAAATGGTTCCTAATGCATCCGGGTTTTCAGCAGAAAACGGGGTTGAATACTTATTTAAAGAGCTATATAGTTCAGCATATTTGTTCTGTCCTTCAATACCTTCATTTGTTTTGTAGTTGCGAAATAGTTGCGACATTTCCAGTAAATTTTGATTTTCGGGTATAGTTTCATAGTCGCCTATTTTTTCATAATATGTGTCCTTATCAATGCCATATATTTTTTTCACATTTTTTGCGACCATCATAATCCAATATAACGAATTCTTAAAAGATGACAAATAATCTGCAAGCGGTCTATCCTCAGCCGTTTTTTTAATGATACCAGTTATGTTGTGGTTTGCGTCAAATGTGGATGATAGTTCACGCAATTGTATAAAACGCGTGATCATTATATGCAAATTATTTAAAACATTACTGCTGCGTTTTGTGCTGGGAATATTAGATATCATTTCTTCTAATAAGTCGTTTTTTTGCGAATCAATGTTATATCTGTATTTGTCTCTATCCATTGCAATGGTTTCACGAACCTTAATAATATCCCCAAACTCAATTTGGTCTGCGTCAATGATTAAACGCGATATTTTTTGCCGTATTTGTTGTTCCGGGATAAAAATAGGTTCTCTAACTCCTTCTACATTTTCTAAATCCGCATCTTCTAATTCTTCGTCTTCTAATCCTTTAGTTCCTTCTTCTGCTTCTGCTTCGGCTTCAACTTCTTCTTCAGACGCAGGCGGTGGTCTTATTTCAAATGTTTCAATCGGAATATCTTCGGGAATGCCTTGGTAACCGAAATCAATGTATATGGTCTCTTTATCAACAGTTTGTATTTCAATCATATCATTTTCTAAATCGGTGATAAGACCTGTAATAATGGTAGGAATGTCTCCACCAAAATAAATATTAATCCAAGAGCCAGTAAGTAAATCATTTTGTCTGGCATATCCTTCTTGTTCATTGCGACTAAGTAAAATAATTTCCATAATGGTTTGGTCGGAAATTTGCCCATCTTTTATCATTAATTGTGTTTTTTGAAATGTGTCCGCATCAACTAATTTAATTTTTGTGATGTCTATATATTCAATCATAAAGGTGTGAGCATTAAGTATTTCATTATTTGGAGCCACAAATTCAATAATGTCACCTAATTTTAGAGTTATAGATACCCCTTCTTCTACTACGTCTTTAGAGTCTTCTAATACTACTACGTCTTTAACGTCTTCTACTACAGGTGAGTCGTCTAATACAGTTGATATTGGTTTAATTGAACTTTCTTGACTTACATCTTTTACTTCTTCTACTGTTTCAGATAAATTCTCCGACATTATCTTATATTTATAATAGAAATTTTTATCTATATTATTATTACTTAATATTGAGTTAAATAATTATCAATATTAATTTAAAGACATATTGCTAATTATTATAACAAACAATGACAACTCTAAAATCACCGCATTTTTTATCAAATATTCCAGGATTTCTTAAGATGTTAGCTAAGGTTCCAGAACCAGTTATAGAACCTGTTATAGATGATGCAAAATATTTCAGCATTACTAAACAGGAAGAGGAAGAGGAAGATACCTATAAGATTTTTAAATACAAAAAGGATTTATTGGCTTTTGATTTAGTTCCTATATATGGGCTACTTAGGTCAGTTATTATAAATCCTCAAAATGAAGTAATTTCATTTGCTCCTCCTAAATCAATTGCAGCTGACACGTTTATGAATATGCATCCTCAGAAAACGAATGACATTATCGCTGAAGATTTTATTGAAGGAACAATGATTAATGTGTTTTTTGACAGACTTAAAAACAGTTGGCGACACGCGACTCGCAGCTCTATAGATGCGAATGTTTCATTTTATTGCGACTCCAGTTCCACAAAAAAATCATTTAGTGATATGTTTATGGATGCTTGTTTGCAAAACAATTTGATGCTTGAGAGTTTAAATCAGCAATTCTGTTATAGCTTTGTCCTACAACATCCTTTAAATCGCATTGTGATTCCTCTAAAAACGCCGCAATTGTATCTTGTTGAAGTGTATGAAATCATACACACAAATAATAATGAAATTTTAGTTTATCCACAGGATATGCAGTCAGTTAGACAACACGGACGATGGGCAAATACATCTGTATTATTTCCTATTACATATGAATTTAGCAGCTATAGTGAGTTAATTGAGAAATTTGCGTCTCCTAACACACCATATAATATTATGGGAATTGTTCTAAAACACACGCCTACTAATTTAAGAACCAAAATCAGGAATCCTATTTATGAAGAGGTCAGACACTTGCGTGGCAATCAGCCCAAGTTGCAGTATCAATATTTGACGCTAAGACATAGTGGCAAGCTGCCTGAATATTTGAAGTTCTATCCAGAGGCTAAATCCGATTTTTCGGCATATAGAGATAAAGTGCATATGTTTACGGAGACTTTACATAAAAATTATATTTCATGTTATGTAAAAAAACAGAAGCCGCTAAATGAATTTGGACAGCAATATAAGACGAATATGTTTAAAATCCATGAAATATATTTGAATGAACTTAGAGAAAAGGGGCTGCATGTTACAAACACAGTTGTAATTAATTATGTGAATAAGATACATCCGAGGCTGTTAATGTATTTACTTCGTTAAATATGGATACCATATTCATAAGTAAACAGGAAGTATTAAATCTTAATAAATCTTAATAATAAAAAAATATTTTTTTATTAAGATTTTGGACCAAATAGTAATAACTTTGTCTTTTACTTCATTAAATTTTGGTATCAAAACAATCTCTAATCCTAGTAATTTTGCGAATCGCATCAGCAAAGACTGTTGTCAATATTTCTTTCACGTTTGTTTTACCTGCATTTGGTTGTTTAAATGCGACTCTGATAATGCTGTCATCATCGTGAGGATGCATTTTCTTGAAACCAACATAGGACAGCACTGGGTGTCCCAAGTAAAATGTCTCGTAAAGCTCCGAATTCAAAATATTGCCTAGGGTGTAGTCTTCGTTTTGTAGAATGATGTCATACGAGTTTTCAAGTGTGTTTTTGGACGCGCTAATTTCCATTTCATCTGATTCCATTAATCGTCTCTGTGTATATATTTTTTGTATCAAAATGACACATGCTTGCCTCATAATATCCGCATTTTCGTAAATGCCGATTGTTTGCAAAATGAAATCAAAACTATCCTTTGTAACATAACGGAGCCCTTCTAAAAGGTTCCAATTTTTGGATTCAAAGTCAACTTCTGCCGCTATTTTCCCTTCTTCTTCCCACTTGGCTCTTCGTAGTCCAAGCTGTTTAACCATTTCTTCTCTATTAGGTGTGAACCCATACGAGCACGTGCCTGTAACATTGAACATACTGTCATCACGTGCTGTAGCAATGGAAAATTCGCACGTAAATTTAAGTCTTTCGCCGGGAATTTCGTCAGACATTTTAGGGCGAAGTCGGGCAAAATCAATGAAATATTCTCCTTTTCCTGTAGGTGGTATGTAGGGAGGGAATATTTTGCGCACGTCGTTGTCTTCTAAATAGGTATTTGTTATCACATTTTTCACCATAAAGTCTTTAGTGGTGACAATGATGGTGGTGTCAGTTTTGTTTTCAACATCTACTTCAAGCAAGTAATTCTTCAGGTCAACATCAAGGTCTGGAACGCAAATGGGGATGCAACTAAGACGCTGCTTCAAGATCTCGTTGTTAAGGCGGGTTGTATTAATGAGCATATTACATTTATTTTTGTCATGGGGAGTTGTTTGAAACACAGCAATGGGAATATCGGCTAAGATAACCCGTCTTAAGGCGTTTGCATAGCTAAAATCTACTCCGGTAAGAGTAAATGTTAGAGTATCGCCATCTTCCTTTAATTCGGTAACTTTAATGCTTGCATTGCTAGAAACAATTCGGGATGTATTTGGCGGTTCGATCCAATTTTCTGGTGGTTCTATTGGTGTTGTTGGTTGGAATTTAAATTTTGATGGAATATTCATTGGAGCATTCATTGGAGCATTCATTGGAGCATTCATTGTAGTATTCATTGTTTAGTATATATATTTAAAATATGTTTAATATATTGTTTGATATAATATTATTGTTTGATAATAATATTATTAATAATAGTATAATAAAGTTCAATTTTTTCCACCTTTCTATTTTGCTTCGCAAAATTAAAGGTGGAGCCAAATCTTGGAACACTTAGAACTCTTGAAAAATGAGAGAAATAATGTTTCCTTTTATGTGTTTAAATTTGTTTCATTATTGTTTCTAATAAAAGGAACTCTTGTTCCTAATAAAAGGAGGGGTATCAGCGCATTGCAATATTAGAAAGAGAGCATTGAAATAGTAACGTAGTACTATTGCAATGAGCTGTCCCTCAAAAGTATTTATTCAGCTTGTTATAGCTATCAGGATTATTTAATTTACAGATGATATGTGTATTATTTATACTACACCCATCAGACTTGTTACATACAGCTAAACAATCACCCATCTTTTTTACCCAGCGTATGCATTTTTGATTAATTATTTTATTATCATCTGTTTTGAGATATATTTGTTCAGTTGTATTATTTGTCTGCATTGTATTATTTGACTGCATTGTATTATTTGACTGCATTGTATTATTTGCATTATTAGAATCTGTTTAAATTGTTTTTCAAAGAACTTAAATAATCCAAAGAAATCAAAGAAACCAAAGAACTCAAAGAACTCAAATAATCCAAAGAAACCAAAGAACTCAAATAAAAGGAGGGGTCTTAGGGGAACGTAGTTCCCCTAGAAATGAGTTAAAATCTGACTGTAAAAAGCTTAAGTTAAATTAATGAGTTGTATATTATATTATAGCAATTTTTGCGAACCATCAAAGAAATTATTGCAGACAGTTTCAAAAACAGAAATGGCTAAAGACATACATTTTATTTGTATAGACAAGAGAGTTAAGGAGAATGATAAAATATTCATAATATTGCAAAATGGACAAAAAATAGTGATGCCAGAGAATGTCACAAAGGTGCCGGCACTAATGTTGTTAAATCAGCAATATAAGGTGGTTTACGGTGACCAAATATATCAGCATTTGAAGCCAGTCCAAGACAAGCAGGTGCAAAAGGCGACCAAAAATAATATGGAACCAAGTGCCTTTTTAGACGGTTTTGGTTTTAGTTCTGGATTCGGATTTGGTTCAGGTATTATTTCTGATAATTTCAGTTTTTTGGACCAAAATGACAATGAATTAAGTGTCAAGGGGGAAGGAGGATTAAGGCAAATGCATAATTATGTTTCATTGGAGAATGCGAATAATTTGTCAATGCATTTGCCTCAGGATGACCACGATTATAAATCAGATAAATTGAAGGATACCGAGTTAAATATTGAATCATTGCAGAAGAAGAGAGAGCAGGAGCTGACTTCTTATAAATAAGTATTTGTTAAATGCAATTTGTTAAATGTAATATTTTGATGAATAATATATATTATATTAATTTTAACTTAAAGACAAAATTATAACATAATGTATTTTATATTTGTATTATAAATGGAACCCTTTATAGAGCCAGCATCAGATAAATTCACGGTTTACAGCAAAAGTGGCTGTCCTAATTGCGTCAGGGCAAAGACATTATTAAAGGAAAAAGGATTGCCGTTTCTTGTTGTTGATTGTGACGAATACATATTAGAATATAAGGCCGAATTTTTGCAATTTATTGAAAAAAAAGCACTTACTCCGTGTAAAACATTTCCTATTATTTTTTCTGGCAATAAATTAGTTGGCAGCTTAGTTGGCAGCTTTACTGATTTGAAGATTTATTTAGATAAGGAACTAGATTTTACGAACGACTTTTAAATTATTATTATTATTTATTATTTATTTTTTTATTTTTTAAGAAGAATCTCGTGTTCCTGTGTAATAGGTCCTGATGCAACAATGTATTCCTTTATTTGTATTTGTTCTTGTATTTGTTTTTGTTCTGAATTAATGTTTGCAAGTTTGAATGCCAAATATCGTTTCCCGTTTTCACAATTGCACCGTTGTATATATAAATGTTCATGTATTTTGATAGGCTCAGACTCTTTGTTGCAACAACTGCATTCCGGATAAAAGTTCAACTCGTATCTCTGAGGTGCCTCTGGTTCTATACGTTTCTCATTTCCACAAAGACATTCACTTTCTTGAATAAAGAAATGCCGAAACATTTTGTTTGGTTTTCTGTAGCCACAACTACAAAACAAATATTTGTTCCAAGCGTTACTATGAGGTATTTTATATTCAAACCAAGTGTAAATTCCAGGCTGCATATATTCAGTGTTGTAAATGAACTGAAACAGTGCAACATCTCCGTCCTTAATGCTGTTTTCAAGACGACGCACTGTTCTTGTTGATAATTCTAATGAATAATTTCTGCTGGCCATATATTCCAGTATGTGACGCAGACAGATACGAGATAGCAACCGTGAAAACGGTATAACAACATTATAAAATTGTTCTGCTGTAAATGTAAGATATTCCGCATTTGTTAGCACGTCTAATAACGGGTCAAACAAGTGTCTTTCATAACGTGATTTATTATTATATTTTTGCATTTGTTTAGAATTCATTTTTAAAGGTATTTTAAAAAGTATTAAATAATAATGATATATTAATCATTATTTATTTCAATTTTATAATTACAATTTTATAATTACAATTTTATAATTACAATTTTATATATTTAAGGAAAATTATTTAAAGAAAAATCTTGAATTAAGATAATAACAATAATAATGTCTTCAAACTTATTAACTATTTTTAATGACCACTTTGTTGAATTTATAAATGACATTCAAAGTGTATTTCCTGAAGATGTTGATATCTTATCTGCTAAAAATTCTCTTACTGCAATTAGAAAGGCAAATCCTAAGCTAATTGTCAGGATTTGGGACAAATATGTTGCAACACCATATAATGAGCAAATTTTAGCAGGAGATATTAATTTTTTTATTGAAAAGGATTATGCAAAGGATTTAACCCGGTCTGGAAATCAAGACCAAATTATGGATTCCATTGATAGATTAAGGAATCCGGTGAAACAGATGAATCCGGATAATCAACAAAAAACAATGAAGTATATTCAAAATTTATGCAAGATAGCTGCTTTAATTTCTTCAACAAATGCTTCTTAGACTTTTCTTTTTACCTTTCTTTTTACCTTTCTTTTACTCAATTTCTTTTTACTCAATTTCTTTTTACTCAATTTATTTGTCATATTTTTTCTTGATTTAATTAGACCACCTTTAACATTTTTAACACCTTTATCACCTTTATCACCTTTATCACCTTTATCACCTATTATAACATTTTTCACGAATGTTTTATAATATTTCAAAGATGTTTTTGAATTACTTATATTTCCTGCTTTTAGGGAAAGTTGTTCTATAGTTTCAGTTAAATCAAACTTATATTCTTTGGGCCAACTTTTATTTTGTTTAAAAACAATCCATTTACCATTATTAAATGTATTTTCAAGAAATACATCTGATAAATATGTAGCATCAGATTTTATTGTGTGAAATCCACGAATAAATTCAACATTTTTGTCTCTATATAAATATGACACAGTGTAATACAAAATAGGAGGGTCTTTATTTAGTCCATTCGTTAAACGACTTGTTTCTTTCCCCAAATGTAACACTTTGGTTATTAATTCATTTTCTGATTTAATGGAATAATTATTATCATTTTCATTGTAAAAGTTACCAAGACATTCTCTTGCTACTAAATTCTCATCATAACATGTGACAAAAATACCATCAACCTTATCAATAGTTGGTGAATGTTGCTCTTGTATTAAAAATGATAAATATCCAACCGCATCAGCGTCATCGCCAAAACTTCGTTCTCTCCCTATCCAGTGTAATGTATAATTAGGTTTCATATATTTGAATAAATACGTGAAACTCAAAGCATTATCAACTACATCCATAAATTCGGACGCAGTATTTTTATACTGTAACGAATGTGCTGCTGAATTTTCTCTCTTTATAGATGTTTCAAATGATTTATAATGAGAAAAATCTGCTGACACAATAATAATGTCTCCCTCTTTGAATACGTTTGAATCATCCGAGTTTTCTCTCACATTATAAGGGACAAAATCAATTTCTTTAGAAGATTTCCCCCAAAATTCCAATGCAACTAAAAATGCTTGCCAAGGCACATAATATTCATGGTAATATTTATGTGAATTTGTTATAATATCATGTTCTTTAGATGCTGGATAATAAATAATTACCACTCTTTTTATTAGCTGTTTAGGACAAAACTGGAGTGTATGCGATAGAATATGTCCTGTTACTGATGTAGACGCATGAGGCAATACATATCCGTGCAAATCATCTAATACAATTTTGTTAAGTATTCCAATATCTTCTTTTTGAAACCAGGTTTCAGGATTTGTCATTATAATATGTAAATATATATTTGAGTTAGTTTAACTTAAATATATTTGTTTAAGAACTATATATAAATGTCTGATACTACCGAATCATTAGAAGAAATTCAAATTCCTGAAGAATTTCATAAAATTATCAAGGATTTTATTGGAGATATTTTAACCACATTTCCAGAATATTCTGGAATTATTTCTAGATGGAATAAGGGAACCGATAACAAGGAAACCGATAACAAAGGAACCGAAAATAAGGAAACCTTAGGTTCAGAAATTGCATTTAGACATTGTTTAAAAGTATTTCCAGAACGTTTTTTTGACATTTTATACAAAAATACGGAAATCTTTAGTAAAGACTCGGAAGTAAATACAGAGTTTCTACCAGGCATTGTTTTTAAACAATTATGGTCTTATGATATAAGTGATAAGACAAGAGAGACTATCTGGAAATATCTCCAATTAACATTATTCGCCGTAATTGGCTCTGTTCATTCCAGTTCTGCTTTAGGTGAAACTGCTAAATTATTTGAAGCAATTAATGAAGACGAACTTAAGACGAAACTTCAAGAGACAATGGAGAATATGTCTAATTTATTTAATTTGCCTAATGAAACAGGACAAAACGAATCTAAAGATAAAGAATCAGCGGATTCTGAGTCTAACGACGATTCGGGCTCAGCTTTGCCAAATGCGGACGATATTCACAAACATATTCACGAAATGATGGGCGGCAAACTCGGCAAGTTGGCTATGGAACTGGCTGAAGAAACAGCGAGCGATTTGAATTTAGACATGGATAATGCAACTAATGCAAACGAAGTGTTTCAACAGCTTTTTAAGAATCCTACTAAAATGATGAGTATGGTTAAAAATATTGGTGGCAAACTGGATGAAAAAATCAAATCTGGCGAATTAAAGGAAAGTGAACTAATGAGTGAAGGTATGGAGCTTCTGAATAAAATGCAAACAATGCCTGGAATGGATAATATACAGAAAATGTTTAGCCAAATGGGAATCCCTGGGCTAGGTAAAGGGGGGAAAATGAATATGGGTGCAATGGAGGCACAAATGAATAAAAATATGAAGGCAGCTCAGATGAAGGAGAGAATGAAGGCTAAAGCGACTGCGAAGGTTGAAACGAAGGCGGAAACAAAAGCAAATACGGTTCATTGTCCAACAAAACCAGTTTACACTGAAGAGGAATTATGCAAAATATTTAGTGCAGGGGAGAAGGCAGAAAAAACACCGAGAGGGGCGAAGCCTCCTACAAAGAATGACCCTGTAAAAAAGGAATCAGTAAAGAAGGATAAGAAAAAGAAGAAATAGGAAGTAAATAAGAAGTAAATAAGAAGTAAATAAGAAGTAAATATAAAAAGATAATTATATATATAATGACAACTCCATTTTGGACCAATGAACCCACGATATTATTACGTAAAAATAGTATTTTACAATTATGGCCTCTAGAAAATCAATCATTTGAAACTAAACTAAACGCAATTAGTAGACTTGTTATTATTTTAACTATATCAGGATTCATAGTCACGCAGAATATAAATATAGTTATTATAGGAGTAATTACATTAGGTATTATTTACTCACTTTATAAATTAAGGAAACAAGATTTGGTTTCCAGAATGACCTCCGGTCAAAAAGAAGGATTCAAGGTTGACAGAGACTTTATAAATCAAGCGCAGAATTCTGCTACATCTGACTACAGCGATACAATTGTGAATCCAGTTACTTTAGAAGCTATTGTTAAAAATGATTTTTATAAAACTAATTACAAAAATCCTATGAGTAACGTTTTATTAACTGATATTGTAGATGACCCTGATAGACTCGCAGCGCCGCCCAGCTTCAATTATGAAATTCATGATGATATTACAAAGGCTGTTAAGAAACAGACACAAATGCTGAATTCAGGCATTAAAGGTACTAGCAAACAATTATACGGAGACCTTAAGGACAATTATGATTTAGACCAGTCAATGTCGCGATTTTATACCACTGCGAATTCACGTGTTACCAATGACCAAAACGCTTTGGGACAGTGGCTCTATGGTAACACTGCGAGCTCCAAGGAATCTGGTGCTGAAGCGAATGTGCAGCGAGTAAAAGATAATCTAAGATATAATTTGATTTAATACCATTAATAGTAACAGTGCATTTTTTTCCCTTTAGCATTATAAACCCATATTTCATATTTGTATCCTAGTTCTTTTGCAGCCTGTTGTTTTAAAAATATATTATCGTTAATCTTTTCAATAGTCCATGTTGATTTAACTTCAATACATAAATTTTGAGAAGGTATAAAAATATCTACATAATGTTTTCGTTTTTTACCATTTAGATCATTATACCAAATATTAGGAACAGATATTTTGCTGTTTAATATTTGGTCTTCATTGAATGTTTTTAATAATTCATCTAATGCAAACTTTTCATATCCTTGATATTTTATTATATTACCAGATGGTAATGTATAATTTTTTATTAAATAACCTGCATTTGCCACCTTTTCTGCATTTTTAGCAATCTGCATATAATGACCTACACCATATTTTTTAAATGAATTTATTCTATACGTATTTTTTACAATATCACTTTGCATAGTCCAATTAACGCCATATTTTTGATTATTTGTATTTTTAATTTTATCGATAATTATTTTATTTTTTAAAGGATGAATGACCCCAAAATTTTTAATACATGTTAATTTAAATTTATCCTTAAAAACTTGCGATTGTGAGCAATATTTTACGCCATATTTTTTTAAATTTGTTGCTTTTATTTGTTCCTTGACATTATTTGATTGAAAATAATTCTCTGAACCAATATTTTTTAAATTTGTTTGTTTTCTTATTTTTTTCGCATTAATATAACTGCATGGCTTACACAAAGAATTAACATTAACTAATTTACACAAAGGCTTTGTAAATATATTATTACAATTTACAGTTATACATTTTCCTTCTATTTTATAGTGTGCATGAATTCGTTCATTTTCATAATTTTTTAATAATATTAAATTTTGTTCATGAATTATTTTTGCTAACAATTCATGTGTATATTTTGTCACTGGACAACATTTATTTTTAATATCAGTATTATGCATAACACTTTCAACACCGTATTTTTCTAAACAACTTTGTTGTCTTTTTATTTTAGCAATATCATAAGTACATTTTTTACAATAAATACTATTATTTTTTACTAGTTCTACAAACCCTTTATTAAAAATATTAACACATCCGTCTGTTTTACACTTACCTTCAATTTTGGTTTTTCTTTTAACAATTTCACATGAGTAATCTCTACAAAGTTCTACATTATTATCCAAGCAAAATTTCTTTAAACTTTCGTTACAATATTTAAGTGGCTTCATATTATATATATTATAATATAGTTATTTTTAAATTGTTTTATAATAATATTAAACATAACGATGTCATAAAATTTTGTTATTATTGCTATTTTCAAATCAAATATTCAGAGTTATCTTTAAATGGCTTCATTTTATATATATTATAATATCTTTAAAATGAAGCCATTTAAAGATAACTCTATATATTAATATATGCAAATGCAATCAAAATTTTGTTGTGAAAAATGTGACTATACATGCAATTACCCCTCTCACTGGGTGCAACATACTGAAAGCGTCAAACATCTAAATGAAGGCAAAAAGAAACCAAGGTATAATAAAATTTTAGTTCCTCAGTGCAGTCTATGCATATTTAAAACAAATAATTTGACCAATATGAAAACACACAGATTAACAAAACACTCAACTACAGAAGAAAGAATGAAAGATTTTAAATTTTATTGTGATAAATGTGATTTTGGAACCTTTGCTGAAATATTATTTACTAGACATTTAGAAACAAAAAAGCATATGAAACACCTTTAGGATATTCTTTTGAAACAATTAATTTTATATATTATTAATTTTTATTGTAGTAATATATAAAATGGCTCACGTATCAGACTTTGCATTTAATAATATTTCAAGAATTGGCAATGACAATTGTAGCCAGGACATTAATTCAATTCAAAATACACAGGCGTGCAACTATTTGCTTCAAAACTATTTCACAGATGATTGCAGTATGTCTAAGGCGAAGCAGTTAGCTATTACACAGCCGTGTGTTTATTACAAGGGTTCAATGGGTTCTGATTTGTGTGGCTCTAATATTGATGACAGTTCTAGACTAATGATTGGGTCTCTTCAAACACATCCTAGAAGCAAAATTGACCTATTTCAGCGCCCATTTGCGACAGTGCCTTATTTAGGAAGAGGTTCGGTTGATCCATTGATGGAATTTCAAATGCAACAAGGAGAGACAATAACTAACAAGAAAACGGTTACGGGATTGCCTGAAAAAAGCTATTTTAATTTTCATACGACGCCATTAATTCCTGAGGTTAAAGATAATATTCAGAATCCGAATAATTTAATTGAAAGCAGTGCTTCAAGTGGGTGGATTAGAGGTGGTCTGGCGTCGCGAGAGCTAACGCGGGATACAAGAAACTAAATCCACCTTTTTCTTGGGACCCTGAAGGGTCTCAAGTAAAGGTCCTAAGGCCCGCAGGGACTGCTTTGGGAGCCAAACAGAGAGCCAAACAGGGAGCCAAACAGGGAGCCAAACAGGGAGCCAAATCAAGGAGCCAAACAGAGTGTCAAACAAGGAGCCAAACAGAGAGCCAAACAGAGTGCCAAATCAAGGAGCCAAATCAAATGTATATGTGAAACTAAAATAAACCTAATAAGTGGGGATTTTGGCTCTAATGTGAAACTAAAATAAGCCTAATAAGTGGGGATTTTGGCTCTAATGTGAAACTAAAATAAACCTAATAAGTGGGGATTTTGGCTCCCTGTTTGGCTCCCAAAGCAGTCCCTGCGGGCCTTAGGACCTTTAAAGGCCTTCGGCCTTTGAAAGGTGGATATATATTATATTATTTTTATTTAAAGACAATTTCATATATATAAATATAAATAAAAATAATATAAAATGTATAATACAGATTTTCACGTAAAATACCATGATATTGAGGCCGCATTGTTGGTCAATTTTCAGAAAATGATGGAAAAAAAAATAGCGATAGCATCTGGGACCTATGTTGAGGTTCCAAAGGTTAAAAAGACTAAAAAGGTTCTCAAATATGTAGAACAATGCGCTACGTGTGTAAATTGTGCCACGTGTTCTAAAAATCGCAGCAACACAAGTAAACATAATAAAGATAAGGGAAATGCAACTATAAATGAAGCATTTCTTTGTAAAGAAATTACTGCTGCTGCTGCATCTATTATATCTGCTCCTATTATTGTTGAACCTATTGTTGTTACAGGTAAGGAAAAGAAAGATAAAAAGGAAAAGAAGGAGACGAAGAAGGCTAAGAAGATAAGAGAAGATGCAGAGGCTTTAGCTAAAGCGGCGCAAGCAGAAGCGGAAAATAAACTTCTAGAAGAAAAGAAGCTTCTAGAAGAAAAAGCAGAAAAGAAGCTTCTAGAAGATGAATATTATTCTGATTCGGACGATTCAGACGACGAAGACCTTGAATATACCTTAGAAGATGTTCAAATTATTTGCGACAAGTTGTATCGCGATGAACTCCTATCTGTTTTTAATGTGTCATCAACAGAGGATGAAAGAATGGATGCTGGTCTTAAGGCATCCATTGAACGATTAATTGATAATAAAGATTTTAGAGACTTTATGGATGATGTCAAACTACAATTAATTGATTTTGAGAATTTTGTCGGAAATCCTGCTGAAATGGAAAATATGAAGAGAAATTCTGAATATTTAATTTTTATCACCATGTTTAGTCAAAAATTGTTTTATTTGACGCATATTTGTCTTTGTCAGCTCTTTACAGTAAATGAAATAGACCCTGAACTGCTGCTTAAGGTTAAAGAGAAGATTTTGTATCTATTTAAGAGTTAATTAGATAGAACTATTTTTAAAATATAAAATATAAAATATAAAATATATAATATATTATTAATATAATTAATATATAATATGGCATCAACACGCAATAAAAATACTCCCGGTAATTATTGTTTAGACCAACGTCAATTCTCAGAGATGCGCAACTGGTCTTTATATGAAAACAGCTCACATGGGCAAGCATTTGACACCAAATTAGCAGGCACTGGTCTGAATCCGTGTCAAATGCCGTGGACAACACTGTCGCATAATCCAGCGGATATTGAATCATTTTTGTTCGGTATTAATGCAACTAATTTGGTTAATCCTGCTAGCCCTTTGACGCCAGACTTGAAATACTTATCGTCAGCTGATGTATTTAAAATGGGACCGACTTTGATGCCGCAGCCTCTAGTGGTGCCGAAGTTTCAACGTCCATTTTAGGGGAACGTAGTTCCCCTATGACCCCTCCTTTTTTGGGTTCTATTTGTTTCTCTTAGGATTATTCTTCCTGTTAGGATTAGGATTATTCTTCCTGTTAGGATTAGGATTATTCTTCCTGTTAGGATTAGGATTATTCTTCCTGTTAGGATTTGGTTTCTCTCTTCACTCCTATTTTAGAACCTATTTTATAACAGTTTTTGTTTTTGATGTTCCTTTTTTCATAGACTTATTAGCCAATATAAAAGCCTTCCCTTTATGATTGCAACCAATTTCTAAAATTTTGTAATCAACTGCTGCCGCCTTTCCTGCAGTAATAGAGCTTGCGAGCCTTGCTAAGCCCCATGATTGCGCAGTTTGATTCGGACGTGACCCAGATGAAAAATACGCACCTTCCCCCTTTTTCACTATTTGTTGCAATGCTTTTATACTGCAGCCCGTTTTTTCGGCCAAATCTTTATTTGGTAATATCTTGTCAATATTGTATATTTTTTGCGCGTTTAAAATATGATTAGATTTTTTGGATTTAAAAGAGGAAACCTTCTTTCGTGTAAAATATTTGCCCGATTTATAAAGCTTACGGGATTTAATCAACATTTTTAATTGTCGTTTGGTATCCTTTTTAGATAACTTATTAGGCAAGTATCTTAAAGGGATTCGTATTTTTTTCACCATTATATATTTTACAATTATTATAATAAATAAAATATAAAACAATTTAAACGTATAATTAGAAACATTTATAATAATATACTTTGTAATGGATAAGATAGAGAGAAACCTTAAGGGCAATTTATTTTTAGACGACGACGTATCTGTAGATACAGTTGAACTACTAGAGGTAGAGGAACCAAACAATATTGTTAATAATAATTCTTCAACAAAAATACAAAAAAAGTTTGATATAAGGAGAGAAGTTCTAAAGGCAACCAATGCAAAAAGAGGACCATCTTGTGGTCTAATTATAGTAGATAATTTTTATTCTAATGCGCAGGCAACACGTGATTACATGTTGACACAAGATTTTAAAGTAAAAGGCAATTATCCAGGCCAACGCACCATTTCCTTTGCAAATGAACATCTAAAAGAGGCAATACAAAAATATGTGGAGCCATTTGCAGGCAAAATAACAGAATTTCCGATTCCAAAAGCCGACATGTCCGATGCAGCGGACATCTATAATGGAGCATTTCAATACACAACCAGTAGAGACAGGTCGTGGATTCATGTGGATGCATGGAATAAATGGGCAGGAGTCCTATTTTTGACGCCAGATGCACCTTTATCAGCAGGAACCGCATTTTACAGATTTCACGATGGCACGACGTGTGAAGCCGACAATAAGTTATTGAATAATAAGGATGAAACAGATGCTGCAAGCCAAGATTTAACAAAATGGGAGCTGGTAGATAGAGCAGGTAATGTATTTAATAGGTTAATTTTATTTAACTCACATAGATACCATATGTCAATGGATTATTTCGGAGATACAAAAGAAAATGGGAGATTATTTCAGGTATTTTTCTTTAGCACAGAGAGATAAGAAATAATAATTAATAAAAAAGAGTATAACAAGTTATATACAGTAAATTTAATATTAAAAACATTTGTTTAATATTAAATATATTTTAATGAATCAAGACTCCATATATTTGTATTCAAGAGGCGACCGATTAGGAGGCCATATATTGCAATACATTTTGCTAACTATTTATGCATTTTACAATAACTTATTTATTGTATATGAACCAGATAAAGTCAAATATAGCAATAGTCTATTTGTAAAGGTCATTTTAAGGTATATTGATGAATATAATAATAGGCGTTTTACCAAGCAAAGAGAATATTATTTAGAGAAATATAAGGACCTTAATGTTCAAGAGTATTGGCTGGATTTCAAAGTAGAATACAACCCAAATAAGTATTTTTATTCATGTGATTTGCAGCTAATAGGAACACAAGTTGTTTTTGCAATTAAATCAGATGTTTTCAGCTATTTTAAGAAATATATAGGGTCCAGTTTAACAAAGTATCTATTAGACACAGATATTTTACCTGCCCATTACACAGTGCCGTTTGACAAAAAAAAGACAATTTTAGTGCATTTGCGTCTGGAAGATGTGAAAGACAGAGAAGACTATGACGGCGAATATTGCAGTAATTATTACCGGAATATTATAGATACTACCTTAGAAAAAGAAGGTAATCAGAAGCAAATCAGCGGCATTGTTAGTATGGGTTGGCGCAATATGCAGACACCTATAGCGCGCCATAAAATGGATAAGTGCTTGAATGAAGCCAAAACAAAATATCCGAATCACGAAATAGTTATGATTGCAGCTCCTGGTGACTACGATATTGGATACCCATACAAATGTATCCGGAGCGCTGACGAATCATATGACCTATTTTTGCTCTGCAATGCGGAAGTTATTGTGTTATCAAGAAGCACGTTCTCTCTTGTGTCACAGATATTTAGTCAAAAAATAGATGCAAAAGATATTTGGTGTCCATTATGGGGACACTTTGTAACAATGGGCTTATACACAAATTACGATAAGAGTAAATTTAATTATTTCTTTTAAAATATTTATTTTAAAATATTTCTATTTCTATTTCTTTTAAAATATTTCTATTTCTATTTAGTATTTAAAAATTCTATAAAATAGAATAATTTGGTAATAAAATTATACCGAAAATCTTTTTCAATTAATTCATCATTTGAAATTGTTCCAAACCAAATAGCAGTAAAAAATGGTATATAACAAGCTGAATCATAAATATCATTTTTATATGTTTCAAATGAATAATTTATAATTCCAAATTCCGTAATTTTTTTATAGTAATATTGACTTAATAATTTATATACATTCTCAATGTTCAATATATCAAAGCTTTCAATAATAAAAAAAATTAAATCTTGTGTTCCTTTACCAATTGCACAATGCTGCCAATCAATAAAATATGGCTCATTATCATTTTTAACATCATAAAATATATTAGGTGATTTAATATCTCCATGAATAAATGTTAAATTATTTCCTATTGAAAAATTAGTTTGTATTTTGTCAAAATTGTAAAAAATTTTATTGCAAATCCGCTGTTGATTATCATTTAAATTATTAAACCATTTTTCTTTAAACAATGCATATTTTTCATTTATAAAATTTACAAAAAAAGGTTTAAAAACCTTATCATTGCTACATTTTATTTCTGGACATTTTTGATTCAAAAATATAGTTTTATTCCAAAATTGACTGTGTAAATTTGCCATCATGGAAACAATTTTTAGTGTAATATCAATACTTTCCGAGTTTAAATTTAAATTTATCTTATAAGATTTTTCAAATAAATTTTCCAATATAATACCATTTTTATTATTAAAATTTATATTTGGATTTAATAAATTATAACAAATGGGAATTTTGATATTTTTTATTAATTTGGATATATTTATATAAAAATACAATTCTCTTTCATGTAATCTTAATTGTGTCGCCATTATTGATAAATTATTTTTTGTATTTTGATTTTCTAATTTAATTATTAATGACTGATTATTTCTACAATTATTAATAGAAATGCTGAAAGCTATAATATCAGCAATAAACCCACCTTTTAATTTATTTTTATCAATTTTAATATCTTTAATATCTGTAATTGAAATATTATTTAAAATATTTGATTTTATGTTATCTGTAAAATCTATATTCTCTGTATTTAAACTAATTAAATTATCTATATTTAAATTTGTAAAATTTTTAATACTTAAATCTGCTCCATAATTTATTAATTCTCTATTATTATAAATTGTTTCAATTCCAACTAATAATAAAGGATTAACTCCTAATGCACTCAAAATACCTGTTTTTGAATCTTCAAAAATTATACATTTATTATTATTTATATTATATTTTTGTATAGCCTTTGTATAAGGTTCGGAATTAGGTTTTCCATTTATACAATCATCATTTGTTATTACAAAATCTATAATTGATTCAATGTTTAATAATTTGATTATTTTATTCGCAACTCTTTTGTTGCTATTTGTAACAATGCATAATTTATGTCCAAAATCCTTAATATAATTCAAAAAAATATTTACACCACCATTTATTTCAAGTTTATTAATATTTTCAATAAATAAACTATCCTTCATATCAGATAATTCATTTAATGATATATCCGAATCAAATAATAAACTATTTAAAACATAATTATCGTTATTACCTTGTATAACTTGATTATAAATTTGTTTATCCAATTTTTTATTATATTTTTGTAATATTATAGTCCATACTTCATAATAAATGTTATCTGTAAAAACAAGAGTTCCGTCTAAATCAAATAAAAATGCGTATGTTTTATCTTTATATTTTTGAACAGATATAGGTGTTCCTAACGAAATAACGTTTGAATCACTTAATTTATAACCTATAAATGGAATATTCGTTTTCAGCATTTCTGAAATAACAGAAGAAGTATATGGTTCTTTATTTTGATTAATAATGTTATTATTTTGCAATACAAAATTACAAAAATCATACAATATTTTTATATCTGTAAACCCATAGGCTCCAGTATTTGCATTATCTGATATTTTATTTTTTTCCTTTATGTCTGTTATATGTGAAGAATCATCTAACACTATATATGAATATATTGCATTTAAATCAATATTATTAGTATAAAATACCATATTAGTATTTGCATTTTTAAATATATTTATAATATCTTCTGTGTAAAAAGTGTCGCAATCTAAAATTAAACTTTTACTATTATATTGAAAATTATCAAAAATGTATTCTAATCCCAGTTTTAATGTTTCTACTGGCCCTATTGTATCGCCTATTTTTATTAATCTTATATTATTATATTTTTTGTTTATGATTGAACTGAAATCATAAGATTCTAATTTGAAATTATATATAATAAATATTTTATCATTTTGTGATAAAATTAAATTGTCTATAACATATTCTATCATGCATTTATCAAATATTGGAATTAAGGGTTTTGGAGTTGAAAAACATTGTTTGACAAAACGCTCACCTTTCCCTCCTAATGGAATAATAATATTCATAATATATTTGATATATTATGAATTCTTTATATAATAATTTTATATAATATATTTAAATAAAATGCTTGGCAATATCTTCATAACATTCATATTCATTTAATATAATTACATTATTAGAAGCAGTTTGAAATTTATACAAAATATTTAAAGAACCTAATATAATATGGTTATCTGATTTCCAATGTTTATTTAATACAATTATATTTTGTTCTTTACAAACCATACCATTTACCTGAAAAGAAGATCCGTAATCCAAAATTATGTTTTTTGAATTACGAATAATTGAAAATTGAAGAAAAAAATCATTTAAATCATATGTATTTAATACCGAACCGCCATTTTTTATTACTCCATCTGTAATATAATTTACTTCATTTATATCTCTTCTGTCTGGATATAATCCGTTTTGTCCAAAATTATCTTTTATATTTCTAGGTAAAAATAAAATGTTTGTTTTATTTTTGAAAGTAATAGTATTCTGTTCAACAGTATTAATAAAATTTGTAATTCCCCATCTATATATTTTTTCATTAAATTGTCTATTTAATGACAATAATGGTGGAATAAAACAAATATTATTGGGATTATCTATTTTATATACTATTTCATTATTCATACCAATAAATTTTAATAAATTAGCTACATATTTTTTATTATTGTTTGTTAATATTTTTACATTTGAATACATTTTATTTATTTTTTCAAATAAAGGAAAAAATATAAATGTTTCAAATACCCAATGTGCAAATGCATCAGCACCTGGACAGTCTAAAATTATATAAACTTCAGAATCATTACTAGGTTTTATATTTTCAAATTTATGTATAGTTATACCAGGATATAAACTGTCATATTTGTAATTAATTACATTTTCCTGTTTATATATTTTATATTCCATATTTTCAATAATAAAATCTGGTTCATCATCGAGTCTATTACTATTATCACAATCATATTTTAAATGTATAATTTCTTCTATTGGTTCAATATAATTTGTTTCAATAATACGTTTCAAAATATCATCTCTGATTGTTGCAACATTTGTATAATAATTAAAAATTTCCATTGTTCTCACATTTTCATTTTCTGCAGTTGACACATCCCCTCTTGTCATCTTTACTTCTTGAAAATATTCTAATGATTGAACAACGTAATGATTCAATCTAATTTTGGTATCATTATCTATTGAATTTAATCCAGTTTTTTTTTGATATGTTCCTGGTTCTACTAACCAATGTATCCACACTTCAGAGCTATCTTTTACACTTGAAGGCTTAAAAATATATTTATTTCCATTAATTATATCATCAGTTCTATGAACAATAGCAGTTCTAATGTCTTCTGGTTGTTTTATCAGACCATCGCTACCATAAAAAAATGAATGTGTATTAATTACGTCATAATTATCAAAATTGTCTAATTCTTTTGCTAATATTTGTTCGGTTCCGAAAAAGAATTCATCTAAATCGCAAATACATAACCATTTACACGTCTCTTTCAGATTCTCATAATCAAAAATATCTCTGTAATGGTGAGCTTGACAAAAGCGTTCAGGTCTGTAATAATATGTTATAATTCCTTGTTTAATATACTTTTGTAAAATAGTTAATGGGTTATCCGTGCTACCATTATCTATTAAATAAAAATGGTCTACACCTTGCCATAAATAATGCTCTAACCATGTTTTTAAGACCATTGTTTCATTTTTAAATATTGCCATAATCGCAAAATTATATTTATATTTTAGAACATTATATTCACTTATTGCTGAAATGGGAATAGGAACGGCTTCATTAATGTATAATTTATTATTTTTTATATCTATATTAACATAATCATAATAATCAATTGTATAAGTATTATTACCGCTTACAATAAATACATATTTTTTAATACCTGGCAATGGGTCTCCAAATAATATGTTTCTTTTTTGGTCATCGTTCGGAATATATATTATGTTATTTTGAATACAATTTTGCATTGAAATATTTGTTACATCTATGTTTGAATAATCTATACCATATGTTATTTTTATAGGGTTTATTAAATTATGAATATGTTTTGTATAAAATGCATCATAATGACCATTTTCTTTTAATAAAACATTGTCTCTACTGAATCCAAATGTTGATAAATATTCATCTATTTCTGGAAATAATTTGCAACTAATACAAATATAGTCTACATTGTTTAATATTTCAGATGCACCATTTAATGCTAATAATCCAGAGTCTTGTGTATTTAATACCATAAAATTATATTTATCATAATTTAAGTTATCTTCATCATAAATTGTTTTAAAGGTTTTTGTTTTAATTTTATTATCATCTATCCAAATAATATCATTATCAATAACTTCATTAAATCGTGATAAGTATTTAATTCTTTCTTCGCAATCATGTTCTCCAATGTGAATAATTCCATTTACACTCTTGATAAATTTAAGCTGAAATATATCAATTAACATTATATACTTATTTAAATGATTTATATTTAAATAAGTATTTTAACTATAATACTTATTTAAATCCTTTTATTTATTTTTTAAAAATATATTTAAAATTGGTTATTTATTTACACCAAACCATACCCCATTCGTGCTTAGGTGTAGTATTACCTAATATTTGTTTAGCAGTTTCTATATTGTAATATTCTGTAGGTCTAAATATGTAATCATCTGTAAATTGCACGAAAAACATTCTAAATCCTAATTTATATAAATAATTCAAGCAATTTAATGATATTTCAAAAAATTCGCTCGCCCATTCAAAGCATAATGTATCAACCTTTTGAGTAAGAGATTTTATACAATCATATTCTCCTTGTTCAACATCTATTTTAATTAATTCAGGCATTCCATATAATTTTATAAGTTTATCAATTGAAATTGTTTTACATAATATTTCTGTATAATTTAGATTAAATCTTGATTTTCCTCCGTCTAACCAATCTTTATTTAATGTTGACAATACGTCTGAATCACATCTATAAAAATTTATATATTCTTCTTTTGAATCGCAAGCGGCATAATTTATGGGTAAAATTTTATTATTATGTAATACATTTTGTTTAATTTTTGCAAATGTGTTTTCGTCAGCTTCAACAGCTATAATTTTATCATATTTATCAATATTTTTTAATGACCAAGCACCTACATTTGCTCCTATATCAAAACATAATTTTTCATTTTTAACAATTATGGGTTCTTCTTCCTTTATAACAAATGTAACTGTTCCATCCACTAAATTTAAATAAATTGAATTTGCATCATCTACATATTCAACATTGTTAATAAAAATGGATTTTTTTGATCCAAAAATAGGGTCTCCAAAAATGGAAGCTCTTTCGTAATCTAGCTTAGGGATAAAAATGATGTAAGTAGAAATATACTGGCATTTATCTAAAGCATCTTGTGTTACGTTTATACGACAGTCAGATATACCATATTCTATTTTGATTTTAAAAATAGGTATAATAGGCATAACCCGTTTTAATATTGTGAGGCCATTGTTATTAAAAAACCTTTCATGTAAAACCCAATCACTATTATTTGCTAAAAAATCGGTTATAGCAGGCCATAGACCTGTTTCTATTTCATTAATTGAAAACCCAGTGTTTAAGGATAATTCATTAATTTGCGCTTTTGATAATCCAATTCTTGTTGATTCTCCAGTATATTCATCCACTGTTGTATCGTGCATGATAATATATTTATTTGTAATTTTACTAAATTTATTCAATTCACGTATTAATTGTCCGTAAACGTGCCATGTATCTATAAATGTCAAATCAAATTTTTCTTCTGGCTCCAGTTCAAGCTCTAAATCACTAATCCATTTATATTTAATGTCTAATTCTGTTTCTAACTCTGAAGTAACACATAAAAAATCATTAATATCACAACTCTCAATATCATTTAAAAACATTTTCTTTTTTAAATTATTAGGGTTTTTATTATTTAATAATCCTTTTGCAAATGCCCATGAACTAACACATCCTCTCACACCTAACTCAATAACGCTTTCACAATCCATTGCATAATTATATAGGGTAGGTAAATGTTCATTAATATCTGAATATCTGCTACATTCCATATCATATTTTTGATTTATAAAATTTAAATTATTTTTTTTCAAATGGTTAAATGTTTGTTTAAATATATATTTGTTTTTATTTATATTTGGATATGTATTTAATATTGGTTGTTCAATTTCTTCAACTAGATTATGACAACCAAAAAACTGATTATAAAATATACAATGAAGAGAAAAATGTTGTGAAGATTCATCATCTCCTATTTTAAATCCCATATTATAACAACCAACTGTAAAATATACATCTTCTGCATCTGATTGCATATTATGTGAAGGATAAACGGTAGATTCAGGAATATATTTTTCTATAACTTTTATCATATCTAATCTTTTTCTCAATGAAAGACCACCATTAAAACTTTGATATGGGATGTTAATATTTTGACGCTTAAATTCATCCCATATATAATACATATTTCCACCAATATAACTTTTATCTAATTTCATAAAATAATCTATTGTATAAGGTTCTTGATTAACAATACATGAATCTAATTGAAAAACTAATACAAATTCGCCATAAAGCGACTCCCAAAACTCAGTAGATTTTAAAAAATCACTATATTCTTCTGAAAGAAAATTATTAACATTTAATTCTCTTATTTCAATATTTATATCCTTAAATATTGAGGACCATTTTCGTTTCAAATTTTTACCACAATAAAAAACAAATGTCCAGTCATCATTTAATTTTTTATAATAATCAAAAATTACGTCAATGACTTCATCAATATCTCTTGGCTCTACAATTACTGCTGTGTTTTTACAACTGGAATTAACTTTAAGCGTTTTTTTTTTTCCAATTATGTTAATATTAGAACTTTTATTAATTACTAACAAAATGTCGTCCCATCTATTTTTAATATGTCTTAAATCATAAATCTCAATATATTGTTTCAGTGATTCGTTAATATTAGCTATTAATGTATTACACCAATTAATGTCTGGAATATCTTCAACTATTAAAATACCATCATCTGCTAACAATTTCGTATAATGTTGGACAAAATATACCATACTTTCTAATGAATGAGGCCCATCATCAACAATTAAATCAAATTTAACATTTTTATCAATAAAATAATTAATACTTTCTTGTGAATACGCATTTATAATTAAATGATGACATCTTTTATATTCTTTTAAAAATTGTGGTTGTGCGTCTATATCTATACCGTAAATTTGCGCATTCACGAAATAATCATTCCATAACTTAATGGAGCCTCGGTTTTGAACTCCTATTTCAAGCACATTTTTACATGATATTTGTTTACCTTTTAATAAGTTTTCATATGTTTCCAAATAACTATGGCATGTATTTTTATCTGTTATCAAATTATTGACAATTTTGTCCAATGAATAATGCGGTTTGCCTTCCTTGTAATTATTGAAAGCTGTTTCATTATGTAAATTAGGCCACTCATGACACAGTTTTAGATGTATCAATTCAATTGATTCATTTTCAATCATCTGTAATAATAGGAATAGGCCAAAGATTTCTTCAGTAACTTCTGACATGCTCTCACAATATAATCCATTTATATAATTGGTGTGCAACCAATCAGTTATCGTGCAATACCATGTCATCATTTTAATAAATATTTTAGTCGGAATAACAAATGTATGAAGACAAATGAAATGCTTTGATTTGTTATTGGATTTGATTGATTCGTGTGTATGATTTGTATTGAAATAAATGTTGTATTTTTCCAAAATAGAATTATCATATGGTTGACAAATCTGAGGAACATCTATTTTATTTTCAACAGCAAGAGTGTAAAAGAATTTTATATTATTATTTTCAGAGTTATCATCGTTTTTAACAATTATATGTTTTTCTATATCATAAATAAAGTCACCAGCTAAATCCATGTCATATTGTATGAATCCGATATAATCTTCCTTTGTATGTAATGCGTTTCTAAATACATGGTATAAACACGATGTTTGACAATAATTTGTAACCTGATATAAGGAGTTATAATGCGCTAATTCATATTCCTTTACTATTTTATATCCTTTACCAGAATTATATATTTTCTCATAGTTTTGATTGACATCAAACATTGTAATTTTGTTTAATGAATATGTATCTAATTTGTCGTAACATTTGTCAAATAACTTATTATGCCATATATTGAATATATTTACAGATTTAGGCTTAGGTTCAAAATAATTATCCAACAAATTCTGCTGTTTACCTATAATACAATCTGCCAAATTCTTGTAAAATGTTTTATTAGGGTCGTTAAATGCATCTAACCATTTCCTAGAAAAAAATGGTTCCTTAAAATAGCTCGCATATAATGTATCATCGTTATCTACTTTAATTACATATTCAACTAGTTCGTCAAAATTCACAAAGTCTCGGGCATTAATAAATGTTGTCGGATTGAAATCCTTTACAACATCGGTTGTTCCCCAGTAAATTGGCACACAATTGGACTTGTAAATGTCACATATCTTTTCTGTAACGTAACCGGGGTAATCCTCATTTTCAAACGCAATCGCGAACTTGTAATTATTATTATGCTCTATTTTGCCTGAACAATTGACTCCACGAGGCACTGTAAAACCAATATTATTGAGGAATTGTCCACCACAATCAACCTTTTTATAGGCTGACAACTTTTCCACAAATGTTCTGCGGTGTGTTGTTTTGACCTCGCCATTAGAGATGAATGAACAAAACTTGTCTCTCTTAGGGACCATAGTTATACCATTTTTTCGTCTTTCGTTTTCCTCTAACAGATAATCGTTTATATATCCTAACCATAACGGATATCTGACATTATTTTCGCTATTTTTGTCAAAAGTAAAGTTAAATGCAGCATCTGGTCTTGCTGCAAAAGGCTCTCCTGAAAAGAATACCTTTCTTCCGGCTTTCAAATAAGGATGTGCATTTCCAAAAATACTGTAAAATAGTACATCAGGATTATCATTCTGGCTAACGATTATAACATTTTCTATATTTCCATATTTTCTCAAAATATCAGTAATAAAGTTGCTATTTGCATCAAATGTGCCGCCACAATATTCTTGGTCCCACCAATCACAGAATGCGATTTTAATATTTTGTTTCGTTGTTAATTCAAAATTAAAACAATTACTATTATTTGTTATGTCTGAACCTACTATTTCTATTGGAGGGTGTTTTACTATAAAATGTTTTGAATAATGATACCTAATAACTTCACCGTATGATTGTGGATTATCAATTGCGCATTTAATTGAGAAATTATTAACAAAATGTATAATTTTTTTGGCTGCTTTTTTGCTGATAATATATGCAAATGTAATATTCCATAATTTATAAACGTCCTTTTCAATGATTTTAATTGAACAAGAATCATTTGTATTTGTATTTGTATTTGTATTTATAATTATATTTGTATTTATATCCGATTCATTATTGCCAAGAGACAAAGCCAAAGCCAAATGTTCAATATCTTGTTTTACAAATTCGTCTACGATAGTTTTCAAATCGGTCTTAAAATCAGGCAACAATTCAACATCATCTTCTAAAACAACATAGAAATCATTATTTGAATCATTTGCCAGCTGTCTCCACAATTTTAAATGACTTAAAGAGCATCCAATAACACCTTTTTTGTAACCGAAATTGTTGTTCTCAAATAACAATCTGATTTCTTCGGATTCCTTTAAATCTTGTCCATTTACTGCTTCACAAAATTCGTATTCATCAGGGCTAACAGATGCATTATTGAATTGCTTAATCATAGACTGTTTTCTATCTTCTCTCTTTAGTAAATTTATAACTTTGATATTATTAACTATTTCTATTGGTTCTACTTGTTCTTTTTCCAAATTTAGAATAGAAGACCAATTTAGAGCTCTATTAGCCCAGCTACATGAAAGCGCATATTCTTTTCCTAATCTCTTTAGTTCACTCTTTTTCTTATTAGTAAGAGAGAAAAGACCATCTAGTTCAGCTCCTTCCACCATTGGAATACCTTTATTAGCAATGGTATTTACTAGACCTGCCTCAGGATAATAAAAACACACAACTTCACTCATAAGAAGCTCCATTGAGGTGATACATGATGTTTCGGGAAAGTGGCTTGGATAAAGCCAGTATTCTGCTGTAGCCATCAGTTCATATAGTTTCTCTCTTTTAAGACTTCCTAAGTGTTTAATACTAGAAGAATATTTTTGAATAATTCCGTTCATCCTGTGTTCATCATCATTTTGTGGAAACGGATTGTAACAAGATATGACTAATTCTGCGTCCGGCATTTCTTCTAGAATCTTCGGCCATAAATCTAACAATTTGCTTAGTCCGCGTTCAGTGCACGAAGTATAAATGAACCGATTTGGCACCTTTACCGGCTTCTTAACAAACAAATCTGTTATTAGACCGTTATTTATGGTGTGCATCTTGTCTCTTAACGACGGATACAGTTCTTTGAATCTTGTTGTGTGCCATTCGGTTTGACAAATGCAGCCAGTTATTTTACTAGACCATTTATTTAATAAGGCATTATCGGTAAGATTTGAACCAAATGGATACAAAATGATATCATGCGCCCAAATAAAGGACTGATAAAAGGACACATATGGGAACATTTCATAGAAGCCGATATATCGTGATACGATTACGGTATGAAATGGGTTCTCTCTTAACATTTTATTCATAGTATCAAAATTAATATAATTAATATTGTCCACCTTTTCTTCAGCAACAGCGCCACCAACATAGATATCATACCAACTAGGAAAAGCTTTTGACAAATATGCGGCAGCTGTTTCGGAGCCACCGAGAGCATTATTCATACTGTATGTGTAATTCCATGGAACATTTGCGAATCCGGTATAGAAAAGAATTTTATTACTATTTTTACATTGTGAAAGAGAGAACTTTGATTCAGGAATAACCTGAATAATAGGAGCAGTTAGTGTAACCCCATACTTCTCAAATTTTGCGAAAAACCCATCGTGTTTCTCAAAAGGGTATTTAATGCTCTCCAAAAAAAGCACATAATCTTTGAACAACAAAATAAAGTTCGGAATACAATTAATACATAAATCAATAAAGAGAGTCAAATTGTAAAGCATATTGCCGATAAAATGTAAACTAGTGGAAGGAAATTTCTTAGTAAAAATGATTTCATACATTTTAGCAATAGTTAATGCAGCCTCAGGATATTCTCCCTTGCATTTGTCTCCTACTAAGATCATAAAATATGGTAACAACAAATTATATTTTTCATTTTCAATGAATAACTTATCCTCCATTTTTGATTGCAAATATTTAGTTTCATAGAATGGCTTGAAAATGCGGTAATAATTATACGCAACTTTTTCCATATTATTAACAATATAATGCTGGACTAATTCAAAGAGACATTCTATTCTCTCTTCATCATATTTAGAAGCTTGTATAGCCCAAAAAAAAGATTCCTCATGCTTTAACAAGGCTTTATAACAATTAAACAAATTATAACAACACATATATTTTTCCTGAACCCAATTTTCCAGTCCTAGTGTTATTTTATACCACTTTATTGCTTCTTCGTGGCTACCGTAATCCTTGTAGCTATTAGCGCAATAAAATGCATATCTCAAATGCAGCGGGTCTTTAGCAGCAAATGCTACCTCAAATGCCTCTTCTAATACCTTGGCATCTTTCAAATACTTTTGTGGGTCCTGACTTCTGTTACCAGACCTGCCTGATACAAGAAAGTAATTGCCGTCAATATGCTTCAATACCGGATTCGGACTTAAACAATTGATATATTCGTGAATCACAGATTGATAATTCCATCGGATTCTATTATTTATTAAAAGAATTCTGCTGTAAGCTGTCCCGGCCTCACTACCAAAATGCAAATGGTAACCGTCAGCGTCAATTGTTTCTGGCATCTTAATGGTGCCGTGAATTTCATCATCCGCGTCAAAAATGAGAGCTAAATCTGTTTTTTGAAAGGCGACATCTAAAGCGAGTGTCCTGTTATGAGCAAAGTTAGTCCATTTGTGCGTATGTAATTCACCGCGAATATTCTTTTCTTTAAAGAATTCAATAATTAGTTCCTTTGTGTTATCAGACGAACCAGTGTCGCAAATAACCCAATAACTGAAGTCAATCTTGCTGCATAACATTTCCAGAGTTTTCACAATAATATGATGTTCGTCTTTGACAATCATATTTAAACAAATAGTTGGTTTTACAGGCTTTTCTGTTATAACTAGGTTCATTAACAAATAATAATAATATTATATCTTGTTTTTAACTTAGGGGAACTACGTTACTATTTCAATGCCCTATGACCCCTCCTTTATTTAGAATTAATATACTAAATATGAAAGTAGCGTATATGTATTTTTGGTTTATTAATTAATTTTAATTTAATTAATAAAAAATAATTATTATTATTGGAAATGTCCTTAAATAAAAGGAGGGGTCATAGGGGAACGTAGTTCCCCTAAGTAGTTGTTAAAATGCTCAAAATAGTCGTATCCATTGATTTCATTTATTTCGGTTTCAGGAATCTGGAAATATTCCTTAATGTTTATAAATAAAACTCCCCTATAGTTAATATTATAAAAATACCCGAAATTTATATTCCCCGAATATTTCGCTAAAAGATGGTAGACGAACTTCCACACGTCCCCCGTCCATTCTTCCCCATATTTTAAGATGCCATTTTCGTAATGATGCAGTCTCGGAATCTTCAGTTGCTCATTGTAGTTTAACGGCAAAATATCGTCTAAAAACAGGAAGCCACCTTTGGATAAAACGTTTACGCTATTATTGAAATCACGTAATACGTTTTCTGCGTGATGCATTCCATCAATGAAAATGACATCGTATTTATCTTTATCTTCTGTTTTTCCTAAATCTTTTCCTTTTTCTTTTACACCTTCGCACTTTTCAAGTGCGTGGTAACTGTTACATTTGACACTCAAATCCGCCGACTTTGTCGGCGTTTTAGATGTGCAAAGGTGTAATAAATGAAAAAACTCATCTGACAAGCACTTTTCTATATTCGGAAAGCTACACTTTGGGTCCGGATCTACCCCTGTCTTTAACAAAAAATGAGTATTTGAATATGTGTAACCATATTCCACGCCAATTTCCAGATACTTGTCTTCCGGTTTTGTCAAAGAATTGATAACTTCGTGTCTTTGTGAAAACCGAGAGTTATATGGTAAACAATTTATCGGGTTTCTAAATATGATAGGATCCTTTAAAGAACAATACATGACGTTAAAATAGTTAATCAGTTGTTCATCACTGACATCTATTAAGCTGTAACATTTCATTCTTGAAAATCCATATGAATCTAGTTTATTGCACAAATATTCAATTGAGCATTTGTTTTCCAGGACTAAAAAATCATTAAAAGGGTCCTTATATAACTCTGTAATAGCATCTAAATGCTGAATGAGACCATTTAATCCGATAACACAGTATTGCATTTTGTAATCATTATTCACTATTAAGTTACAATACTTATGCACATATGTTTCCTCACTTGCAATGCAAGATCTCTTCCATATAGAAGTACAACTTACAGAAGTTTCTAAATATTGTTCATCTTCGTATGCGTCTAATAATTTCATTTGGTCGTGTATCTTAAAGAGGTCATAATAAATTTTGCTTATGTATTCAGGACCAATGCGGTTGATTTCTGCATTCCTTATTAGCGAAAAGTTGTTATTTGACTCATTCATGTATTGAATGTAACCGATTTTCGGGAACTTGGCGATTTTGGTATTTAGAGCAGTCCTTAAAAGAATCTCATAGTCGTCACAAATCGGCAAATATTCGCAGTAATTGCCGAGCTTTAATAATGTCTCTCTTCTCCATATTCTTGGATGATTAGGACAACAAACTAAATGAGATAAGGTAATATTATTGATGTTTGGCGTATTATACACATATTGCCAGTTATCGTTGTATTTTTGGCAGTAATAGGACCCATATCCTTTACAAATGGAGTCGCCATACGAAAAATGCTGGCCATTTTCATACATATTTATGAAATCCATATAAATGAAGCCGACTTCCTCGTTTATATCAAAATATGCAGCGGATTCCTCTAATACAGTCGGCAAAACTTCGTCGTCGTGGTCCAATTCTAAGACATATGCGCCTCTACAAAGCGAAACGGCTTCGTTTTTCACATTGCCGATGCAGCCATTGTTTTCTGAGCGCCTATAAATTCGGATGCGATTATCTTGTTTGGCAATCTTTCGCAAAAAGGTGAAATGCTTATCATCAGGACTGTCATCTATGATGACCCACTCCCAATCAGTTAGGGTCTGTTGTTGCAGGCTTTTGAACGCACGCACGATTTTCTCGTAGGAATTGAAGGTTGAGGTGAAAACGGAAAAAATGGGTCTTGTAATAGTTCGCGGCAAACAGCAGTTTAAAATGAATTTTGAATTGACTAATTCATTGAATGCTGAAATTGAGGTAATTTGCTGTAAAAATATGGTTCTTATAGCAATAGTGTCGGTTAAAATTGGAGTAAAAATTTTTGAAGGCTGATAGACAATTAATAGCTGATAGTTTGAATTGTAAATCTTATTTAGTTTTTCTACATTATTTACAATGTGGATAGTGCACGATAACAGAGCGTTGTTTTCAACAAAAAACTGGTCAATTGCTGCATCAGAGTCATCTCTGTAAAATAATATAAAAGGATATTTCATTGTTGTCTCTTTCTTTTTATATTATTTGAGTTTATTGTCTTTAATATTTTATTTGTTATTATTTATATTTTATTTTATTTATATTATATTTTATTGTTGAAATAAGTTTTTGAATC